GCAGCGCTTTGGCTCCTCGTGCCGTCAACTCCGCGCGCCGGCGACAAGGCCCTTCAGATACCGGTGCACTGGGAACCAACTGAAGCGGAGCTAGCTGCAGCGCATCAATACCACGGGATCCTTTACAGCGAAGAGGGCGAGGATCACGAGTGGTATTTCATCCGGAATGGAAAGAAATGTAACCTGTTTGCGTACCTAAAGGAGCGGCCACAATGAGAAGCTGTATAGCGTTAGGGAATGAAGAGATCACTGAGGAGCGCTGCCTAGAAGCGCAGAAAGAACTACCGGCGAAGCATTGCGGCGCATGCGAGCACCGCAGGAAGCAAAAGCGCCAGAAGCCACGCTGCTCGGAGCCCGGCTGTACAAGAAATGTGTTTAGTCAAGGGAAATGCTACCGGCATCGGCCTGATAAGGCCATGCAGGGCAAGTCAATAGCTCAAGATCTCGGGAAGCGTGAAAATGAGCTGGCAATTACTCCGATCACGGTAACAGTCGATTTCGGCGGTTATCCAGATCTGCAGAAGAATCTGGTAAGCATCGCTCAGGAGAATTTCCGAACGAACGAGATGCAGATCCTCTACTTCGTGGCGCTCGGAACCAAGCTGAATCAAGAGATGATTGAAAAGCAGAACGGAAGATAGTGCTTTTTTACGCTCATGTATTACAGGGAGAAGTGCATGAGTGCAATAAAAGGTGCGACAAAATACCGGATGGAGGTGGAGGCGATAAATGAGAGCGGAAGAGACGGTGGAAAAAGAGGTGGACCCGCGGCATAAAAAGTTAAATGAATTACTTTTTTCCTTGATTGCGAATAAATTTTATGGGAAGCTGGAAGTAACTTTTCAACATGGCGAGATTGTCGAGGTAGAGGAGCGCAAGAAGCATAAGCTGTAGGCGATATCCTGCAGTAAGAAAAATATTATAGTGCCCTTACGGGAAAGGCTGTACGCGACGCAGCAATGCGCGTAGGCAGCCAGATCGGTGTCGAAAAAATCGGGCCGGTCATTAGGTACTCAAAGTACCTGGTGATCGGCCTTTTCTTTTTCTGGAGATTTTCATGGTTCTCATCCTCTTTGTCAGAACAACGTGTCCAAAATGCGAGCAGGCTCACGAGCTGCTCGAGCAGATCAATGACGAAAACGTCATCACCGCGGATCCGGAGTGCTACGCGATGGAGGTGGACATCGACGAAGACTTTAACTGGCTTGCCGAGGCCAGCTTGCATTCGCTGCTGTCGACTCCGAGCGCTGCGCTTTATAAGGATTTGACCGACACTCCGATAAAGACGTGGGCCGGATCCGTGCCCACAATTGAAGAAATAAACGAAATCATTAGGGCACAAAGCCAAAAATGAGTCGCGACTGTAGGGGCGGGCTTTAAAGCCCTTCCCTACACGAACGGAGCACGCCATGACCGACAAATACGATCCTCTCTTTCAGCTTCAAGGCGAAAAACTCGGCATTGACTGTCGCTTCTTTAAGGCGATGGCTTATGTGGAGTCGTCGTTCAACGCACTAGCAAAGAGTCGGTGCGGAGCACTGGGGCTGATGCAGATCATGCCGGCTACGGCAAAAGATTGCGGCATTGCTATTGGCGTGCTGCTCTATAACCCGCTGATCAATGTGGCGATAGGAACAACATATCTAGTTGACCAGTACAGGCAAATATCCGAAATCAAATCCCACAACGAGCGCTTAAAGGTTGCTCTTGCAGCCTATAACGGTGGCCTCGGGTATGTGCTGAAGGCGATAAGGATTTTTGAAAGATCACATGGCTACACTCCCACCTGTTGGAACGATGTAAAGGTTGGCCTACAGAGTCCGGATTGCCTTGTTAGAGGCGAGGACCCTGAATGCGGCCAGATCTTTGCTTATGTGGAGAAGGTCTGGAAAACCTATCAGGCTTATCTCACACAAGAAGGGGCCCGCACATGAAGCAGATGGCTGTCTCAGCTGCCTGGGGTTACCTGCAATCACGGAAATATCAGGACTTGCATATTGCTGACATCTGGCTTACCTCCAGCGACAGCCTGATCGGCGATACAATTCTGCTGTTTCAAGGGCTTCAGGGCGACCCTGCCGAGTATCACCACACATCCGGCTACTCCGGATCCGGTAACATCCTCGAGGCTCTCAAGTACGTAACCGAGCGCAGCGGTGCCTGCTATTTCAGAAGCTGCCACACTCTCAAGGTCATCCGCAATATCACCTGGGACGAAGCGGTGCGTGCGGACATACTGTTTCACGCAAAAAAATATCAAGGCTGGCCGTATGCATACGGCAAAGTCGTTATTCTGCAAGCGCTTGACTGTATTTTCCGCACCGATTGTTTCACGCGACATTTTACCGTGACGCCGCTGCCGTACTGCTCGCAGCTCTGGGCTAAAGCCTGTCAGCAGGCGGGAGCCCTTGCGATGGTTAACGGAAAGAGACCTGATTCCGTCAACCCGGATGACTGGGACGACCACAGCAAGATATGGCCGCGGCAGTGGCGCACCGTGCTCGAGCATGACGGGCGGATCTGCAAAATCTACAGCCCAGAGGAGATGAACGCATGACACCAGAACAGATCGCCGGGATCGCATCAATTGTGGATATTATCGCCAAGGTCAACGGCTGGGGCATCGGAACGCTCATATTCATGCTGGTAGTGCTCCCCTGGATCTGCCTGATCGTCATCACCTACTTTCAGCGCCGGCAGGCAGAACGCCGCTTCGAGGAAGCGGTACAGATGTATGAGAACAATGTCACCCTGGTAGAGAAGAACGAAGAGTTGACTACCGCATATAAGAAGCACCTTGAGGAATTCAAGGATATCGTATCACTAAACACGCAGGTATTTACCAGGTTGACTGAGGCCATAGAGAAAAACCAGTTTTGCCCCTATAACCGCATACAGAAAGCGGCTTCAGGGCCGCAGATCGGTGGATAAGCGCAATGAGTGAACGGTTGATCCTGCAGGGAGCCCTGGCAGAGAAGAAACAGCGAAGAATGGAAATGGCTGCACATGCGCAAGGGATAATCCGCGCGCTGAAAATAATCATTCAGCCCGCATCGATTACTCCGCTCGCGGAGCTTCGCACAGATGAGGCGCGGGAAATGATAGATGAGCTGGATGATCTGCGAACTGCATACCTGCGGCTGCTCGGCGAGATAAAAGAGATCGAAAAGGAGCTGGGCGTCAATGGGTAACATGGTGCGAAAGCATTGCCGCATCACTGATGAGCTGCCTGCGGAGATCCGCGAGCAGGTTGACCGGCTGCTGATCGAAGGCGGTACGACCTATGATGACATTCAGACCTTTCTGGCCGAGAAGGGCTATGACATTTCCCGCTCTGCGATCGGCCGCTACGGGAAAGATTTCTTTGCTGCCTACCAGCGGCTGAAGGTGATTGAGGATAAATCGAGGGCGCTGGTGAGTGAAGCCGGCGACGGCATGGTGCTCGAAGAGGCGGCAAGTAAGATTTTCACTCAAATGATTATCGAGGCTCAGCTTTCAAAAGAGCTCGACATCAAAGAATTGCCTCGCATTATTTCCGATTTCGCGAAATTGCAGGCTTCAACCGTACTGAGAGAGCGGTTTAAGGCAGATTTTAGGAAGAAGTTCGACAAGGTTATGAGCGATGCTGAGAAGGAAAGTAAGAACATGACCAAGGATGAGCTGGTTTCCATGATACGGGAGCGGGTCTATGGCCTCGTCTGATGCTGCCATCAACCTCTACGACTATCAGAAGCGCTGGATCCTGGATAGGTCCCGGTTTAAGGTCGGCATGTGGGCCAGGCAGACCGGCAAATCTTTTTCCACCGCGGCTGATATCGCACTGGATAGTCGCGAGCGGGACCGTAACAAGTGGGTAACGATATCTTCCGGTGAGCGGCAGGCAAAAGAGCTGATGGACAAGGTGAAGCTGCACGGTGAGATCACCGGCATGGCGATGAAGTTTGCCGAGGAGACCTACGGCTACACAATGCCTAGCGGGCAGAAGGATGAGTACAAGGTACTTGAGATCATTTTTGCCAACGATTCACGCGTAATCGGAATACCGGCGAATCCGGACACGGCACGCGGCTATTCGGCTAATGTATACCTGGATGAATTCTCTGTGCACAAGAACAGCCGCGAGATCTGGGCTGCGGTGTTTCCCATTATTTCGCGCAGCGGCTACCGTCTGGTGATCACCTTTACCCCGAAGGGTAAGCAGAACAAAGCCTATGAAGTGTGGAACAATCCAATATTTTCCAAGCACCAGATCGACATCTACCAGGCAATCGCCCAGGGCTGCCCGCATAGCCTCGATGATCTGAAAGCCGGCATCGATGACCCTGACTTGTGGGCACAGGAATACGAGCTGGCATTCCTGGATGAAGCGACAGCTTGGCTCACCTATGACCTGATCAATGAGGCAGAGAATGATCATGCCGGAATCCCGGAGCTTGCCAGCGGTGGTGCCTTTTATGTGGGTATGGATATCGGCCGAAGGCGCGACCTCACCGTGATCTCGGCAGTGGAAAAGGTCGGCGATGTCGACTGGACCCGCGAACTTACCGTAATGAAAGGTGCAACATTTTCCAGCCAAGAGCAAGAGCTCGATCGGGTTATCCGCCAGTTTCATCCGCGCCGGGTGTGTATCGATCAGACCGGTATGGGTGAAAAGTTCGTTGAGGATATGAAGAAACGATACGGTGAATACCTCATCGAGGGTGTTCTTTTCAGTGGGGCCGTGAAGCTCGATTTGGCCACGAGCATAAGGAAGCGCTTCGAAGATCGGCAGATCCGCATTCCCATCGATCGAAATTTGCGAGACGATCTGCACAGCGTGAAGAAGGTAACAACCTCTGCTGGCAATATCCGCTTTGATGCTGAGCGCACTAATGACGGCCATGCTGATAGGTTCTGGTCTCTGGCACTGGCTGTTCATGCTGGCGGTACCGCGGCTGCAAAACCGGTTTATGGCCATGTGGATCCGGAAGAGACGAAGCGTGCCGGCGCGGAGCTGATGCGCTCAGGCCAGCGCGGTGAATCGGCGGAAGCACAGAGCGGCCGTATGTGGGGCCGCGGATTGCCGCAGCAGATGATGCGGCGCTCAATGCTCAATTCCATCGGATCATAGGATAGGCGATATGTCATCGATACGGGAAAAAGTCGCACGTTTTATTGCACCGAACCTCAAAAATGATGAAGAGCTCCGGACGATCGTCAAAGAGGAAGTCGAGCGAGCGCGCATGGAGATGCCGATCAACCTCGATTACGACCCGCAGGGTGACGGCTATCGCAGGCTCACCAATGACGGCCAGATGCGACGAGACTTGTCGCCGATGTCTCAGGATACCATGATTGAGCTCGCCTATTACATGTACGATTCCAGCGGACTTACGAAACGTTTTGCGCGCGATACGAAAAACTTCGTGCTTGGCGAAGGCGTGAGCTTCACAGTAAAAAACGACACAAAAACTGGCGATGCGCAGACGGTGCTCGAGCGGTTCTGGAATCATTCGATGAACCAGCTCGATCTGCGCTTACGTAACCGCATCGAATTCCTCGGCTTGCTGGGCGAGCAATGCTGGCCGGTATCAGTCAATAGGCTGAACGGCATGGTGTTTCTTTCCTATGTGGACCCAAGCAACATCCAGGATGTGACGCTCTATCGCAATTACCCGGAAGTGATTGAGTTCGTGCGGCTGCGTGGCACTGCCGGCCAGGCGGGCCCCACGTTGCGCGCGATCCGTGAAGAGCTGGATCCACGCAAACGCGAATATGGACGCCTCACGGGTGAATGCTTTTTCTTTGCCATCAATCATCCACCGAATAGCCCGCGAGGCCGCAGCGATTTCATCAGTCAGTTTGATTACATCAATGCGATGGAAGAAAGCACGTTTGATGAACTCGATCGCATCAAGCTCATGAAATCGTTTATCTGGGACGTCATGCTCAAAGGGGCATCCAATGAAGACATAACGGAATTTTTACGTACGAATACTGCGCCCAAGCCTGGCAGCGTGCGGGCTCACAATGAAAGCGTCGAATGGAAAGCAGTATCCCCTGACCTGAAGCTGTACGAGTCAAAAGCCTTCTTTGATTATATGCGATCCTACATCAGCGCCTGTCAGAATCGGCCGACATCCTGGTTGGGTGAAGGCGGTAAAGCCTATCAAACTGAGGCGGATCTCATGGGCGAGCCCACGTTCAAAGACCTGGGAGAGCGGCAGCTGTACGTCAAAAACATGATTGAGTTTGTGCTGCGCTTCGTGCTCGATCAGGCCATCCTCTACGGCGGCCTGCGTGAAGGGGAAGAGCCGTTTGAGATCAACGTAAATATGCCTGAGATGCAGACAAAGGATCTGGTGAAACTGGTGACAGCGCTTTTCACTCTTTCGCAATCGCTCATGATTGCTCAGTCCTCAGGCTGGATCTCTCAGGAAACCGCAACGGAACTCTACGCCACAGTGGCTGAACGCATCGGATTTGAAATTGATGCTGCCGCTGAAATAGATAAGGCGGCCAAAACGAGAGTCGCAGATGGCCTCACGAAAGACTATGCAGCGCGCGAGGCGATGATTCTCGATATCGTTGAGCGGATCCGCAAAAAAGACAGCGGAGCGAAACGATGACCAGAAGAGAGAAAGCCTACAACAAAAAGCTGGAATCGCTGATCGACCAGGCGCTCACCCTCCAGGATGATGCCGTGGATCGAGTCAACAAGATTTTGACTGCGACGCGCACGGAGTTGGCCGCCAGCCTGGCGCAAACACCGTGGGAAGCCCACTACTTGCCTCAGGCAAAAGACGCCATTGAGCGGGCAATACGGGGCTTTGAGCAGCAGTATAAGGCTGAGCAGAGCGAGGCACTGAAGACAAGCTGGAGCGCCGGTGTCGATATGGTCGATGCACCGCTTGCGGCTGCCGGGATCCGGCTGGTTGCTCCGGAGATCAGCCCGAGCACACTCGGGATCCTGCAGGGCTACTCAGCGGATCTCATCGGTGGCCTAAGCGCCGATGCTCTCAAGCGAGTGAATAATGAACTTACGATGGCCGTACTCGGCCAGACACCGCAGTACCAGGTGATGAAGACCATCGATGAGCTGCTCGGGATCCAGACACGAACAGGAATTTCCTGGAGGGCGGAGACGATCACCCGCACCGAGATGGCCCGAATCCACAGCGCCGCGCGAGAAGCCCGCATGCAGGCAGTGCTCAAAGGATCGAGCGATCCGGAAGTGCGATGGGGAAAGAAGTGGATTGCCTCCGGCAAGCGGCACCCGCGGTGGAACCATCGAGCACTGAATGGCACGATCGTCCCGATAGATGAGAATTTCCCAGGTGAAATTCCTTATCCACATGCACCGGGCCTCTCAGCGGAAGAGTCCATTAACTGCGGCTGCAGCCATGTGCTGGTGCCGCTTGATTGGGGAGAGCTGCCGAAGCAGGGTGAACCGGTCGAGTATCAGGAGCGGGCAGCATAAAAACGAGCGAGGAGAGATTGCAGACAAAACACACAGCGACAAGGAGAAAATCGATGAGCGATGAACAGATTACGGGAACAGGCGAAGGTGTTGGTGTTGGTGCTGAAGGTGCAGCCCCGGAAGGCGGCGATAGCGGCACGGGAAAAGGCGCTAAAACGGGCAAAGGAGCAAATCCCGGCCAGGCTCTGATCAATGAAGGCTGCACTGCATACGGAATTCCGAAAGAGCATGTCTTCTCATCCGGGATTGGTGCGGATGGTAAGGCAGTGATTGTGACTAACGGCGGCGCGAAGGTGCGCTACGGCAAAGGCGACCAGGTTGAGAAGCTCGACTACATCCGGGTTACCGGAATTAACCCGAATGCGAAAAAGAAAAAGCCGCTTGTCGGCAAGGAGCGTAAAGGCGGTGAATAAGGGCGGCCGCTGAGCGATTAACCGAAATTGGAGAGAGAGAATGTACTCAATCGACAATCCCCCAGACTGGCTCAAAAACCTGCCGAAAGGCGCGATCCGCATAGGTGTGGAAGTATTCAACCAGGTGCTTTCCAAAGCAGATGACGAGGATCGCGCCCGCATGGCGGCCTGGTCGGCCATTAAAGCGAAATACGAAAAAGCGGACGATGGCCAGTGGCAGCCGAAAGCAGCCGTCGACGGCAGCGATCACAGCCAGACGATCCGGGTGCGAGCGGCACGGCAGGCGGATGATAAGGGTCTGGTGTGGGAAGTCGTCATCATCGCTCCGGGCTTAAGCTCGAGCACGCCGCGCATGTTTTGGGAAGAAGAGGTGCTCAAGGAAAGCATCGAGCTGCTGCAGGGCGTCGATGTGAATGCCTATGAGCTGACAGCTGACTTCTTTTCGCATCTTCCGGTACCGGATCTCGGCATGCTCGAAGACATCAAGCGCTACCTGGTAGCGAAGAAAGTCGGCTGGATTGAAAAAGCCTGGTGGGAAGATGGCATCGGTATCAAAGGCACCATTCATTTCCTGCCCGATCAATCGTGGCTGCCGAATGCGCTCGAATACGGCAAACAGCATGGCAATGACGACGTGCTCGGCCTCTCGATCGACGCGCACATCAAGGGTGTGCAGGTCAATGTGGATGGCTGGACCGTCGTGTGGGTTTTGAAAATTCACTCCTACAGCAGCGTAGATGTCGTCACCTACCCGGCTGCAGGCGGACGATTTTTACGGGCCGTTGCGGCCCTTAACAACAACACGGAGGGCAAACGCATGGATAGAGAGAAACTGTTGCAACTGATTGAGCAGAAACGGCCCGACCTGCTGCAGGGAAAGGTCACGGCCTCGCTCGCAGATGATGAGATCTTCGAGATGGCACGCCAGGCAATGGAGCCGGTGA